GCACAAGGAAGACAGCTTTCCTCTTTAGAGTGCCACGATATTATGTGCTTCATAGGTAATGTAGTTGTCTCTGGCGGTGTCAGACGCTCTGCTATGATCAGCTTATCTAATCTACAGGATGATCGTATGCGTCATGCTAAATCAGGGCTATGGTATGAGCACAATGGACATAGGGCGCTATCTAATAATTCTGTAGCATATACAGAAAAACCAGAGGCAGAAACTTTTATGAGAGAATGGTTGGCTCTTATTGAAAGTAAATCAGGAGAGAGGGGTATATTTAACCGTGAAGCATCTAAAAAACAAGCTGCAAAGAATGGGAGAAGGGACATTGAACATGATTTCGGCTGTAACCCCTGTAGTGAAATTATATTACGGCCTTATCAGTTCTGCAATCTTACAGAAGTTGTTGTTCGCAAAGAGGACACTATTAACGATCTGGAGCGAAAAGTCCGTTTGGCAACAATTCTGGGAACAATCCAATCAACATACACCAAATTCCCCTACTTGCGAAAGGTGTGGCAGCGAAATACAGAAGAAGAACGACTGTTGGGTGTGTCACTCACAGGGATAATGGATAACCCAATCCTGACCAAAGAGAATAGCGGTCTAGGCAAAACCTTAGAAAGGCTACGAAATGTTGCGATTACTACAAATGCTGAATGGGCTGAACGTCTTGGTATCAACCCTTCTACTGCTATCACTTGTGTCAAACCAAGTGGTACTGTCTCTCAACTTGTTGACTCCGCTAGTGGGATTCATTCTCGCCACAGCGATTATTACATTCGCACAGTTAGAGGGGATAACAAAGACCCATTAACTCAGTTCCTAAAAGATCAAGGAGTATCTAGCGAACCTTGTGTTATGAAGCCAGACACAACAACAGTGTTTAGCTTCCCTATCAAGTCTCCAGAAGGAGCTATCGTAAGAAATAATCTCACAGCTATTGAACAATTAGAAACATGGCTTATATACCAGAGACATTGGTGTGAACATAAGCCAAGTATCACCTGTACAGTAAGGGATGATGAATGGTTTGAGGTAGGTGCATTTGTTTATAAACACTTTGATGAAATGTCTGGGGTATCCTTCCTACCTCATTCAGATCATGTTTATCAGCAAGCACCTTATCAAGAGTGTACAAAAGAGGACTATGACATGTTATACCATAACACCCCGAAATACATAGATTGGTCTAAACTCGAAGAGTACGAGAAAGAGGACACGACAAAATCTAGTCAGACCTTTGCTTGTACAGGTGATGTATGTGAGGTTGTAGATATATAATGATAGAGGTTATCGTACAGGACGATATGCTACTTAGATCTAGAGATAAGGCTAAGAAATTAGGATCTCTAGGTCGCAGCATAACAAGAGGTCAAGGCAATCTAGCAGGGTTTGTTGGGGAAGAAATAGCTTTGTCTATTTTAGGTGGTAGGTTTGATAATATAGCTAAGAATGTAGATTATGACATACTACTCCCCGATGGAAAAACTGTTGATGTTAAGACCAAGAGGACTTCAGTAGAACCAAAACCTTTCTATGAATGTTCTATAAACACTTACTACAAACAGAAGTGCGACTATTACGCTTTTGTGCGTGTTCATAATGACCTTCATGTTGGTTGGTTTCTTGGTTGGTATCCTAGAGATAAATACTATGAGGATAGTACCCATTTCAAGAAGGGAGACAAAGACCCCTCGAACAACTTTACATTCAAAGCAGATGCTTACAACATGCCAATATCAAAACTAATCTTACCACAGGTGGAAAATGTCTGACATAGTAAATAACCCGAAACATTATAATCAAGCAGGTATCGAATGTATTGATGCTATTCGAGCCGCAACAGGAGAGGGGTATGAGCATTACCTACAGGGGAATATAATAAAATATCTCTGGCGATACAGGTACAAGAATGGAGTAGAAGACCTAGAAAAAGCTCAATGGTATCTCAAAGAACTAATAAAAGAAAAGGCCCCGTAAGGGGCCTCTTTAGTTTTATACAAGCTCAAAGTGGGGAGCGTCTATAAAGGGCCTTCGCCCCTGTGATCGTCTTAGATCAACATAATCATTCATAGCTTCTTCCATAGGCTTACCGTTCTCCCACCAAGATCCTATATCATTTATATGCCAAGCTGCCCCCCAACGCAAATTAGTAATTCTTAAAAGGGATGCTGCTTGAGCCATAGCATCAGCAATTTCATCATATAGATTTAATTCCCATCTACCGCCTGATCCTGCAACGTATGCCATCAGGTCTACGGCTTTGCCTTCTAAATGTTTAGATTTCATAGTCTGTGATGCGCCCTTTGCAACAAGAGCTTCTTGTTCTGCCTTGGTTCTTAACCCACAAATCACAGAGAAATCCTGTTCGCTCACTTGAATCGCTTTTTCAACTATCTTAACGAGTGTCGGATCAACACCCTCTAGTTTTTCTATACTTCTTTTACCTAACTTAAAACTCATATCATTTCTTCCTCTGAAAGACTGTAGAGAATATGTTCCCAATCCCTCTAAATATGTCTGTTGGTGTGGGCAGTAACCACCCAAGCAAGAGCAAGAGTATAACCCAGATTGGTATATTCGTGTTTGAGATTTTGATTTCTTCGATCTTTTCCGCTTCGACTTCTTTCGTAACTGTCGTTGTATTAATGTCTCTACCTGCATCCTGTTGGTTCTGTTGTCCGACCAACTGTTGTGTGTTCTCTTTACCTGCAAGGACATTGGCATTTACAGAAGGGCCTCCTTTACTAGAAAAAGGATTAAGGAATGATGGTATTGTTGCACATCCGACAAGAAGACTACTTATCAGAAGACTTGCTATAAGATTCTTCATGTATCACTCTCGTTGGTGTTACTGTTGTTTTAGATTCTTTACCCATCCAAATACCAAAACACCCTGTTAGAGCGCCCATACAAACCGAAACAAGACCTGATTGTTGTATTGTCGGATCAGGTAAAGCCATATACCAATGAACAGCCTGATACGTTAGTATAGTTACAGCCAACATCATTAGCCTTGGTATAATTTTCCAATCATCAATTACCGTGTGTGCCATTATCCCTCGCGTATTTTATAGCAATGTTTTTATTACGAGTAATTATTACAACATTGCCGTTCTTATCATATACTACAAACTTATTATTTATTTCTATCAACCTCAAAGCAATGTACCGCTGACTTACTATTCGTTATCATCACTCTTGCTTTTACCATCTCTTCTTTGCAAGCTTCTTCTGATCCGTATGTACCTACTTGGTAATACTCGAAGTCACGAGTTCCTATCGTAAATTGCATCCACACCAAGAACCACATCACCACCTGCCTTGAGTTTTACCGATAAAATAAAATATAGCTAAAAGAATAAACGCACCAGAGAAAAATGCAAACAAACCAACAGCCCAGTTTATCGCATTGTCTACCATCTCTTGCTTACGATATAGTTCTTCTTTACGTTTCTTACGCATCTGAGCTTCTATCTGTAAGACTTCTTCCCATGCGCTAGGCCCATAGTTCCAAGATATATGGTCTTTTATCTCAGCCCTCATCTGTTCCATTTTCTTCTTGTTAGCAAATATCTCAATTGCAGTCTCTTCATCACTGCCTTTGAAGGTCTTCTGCCAGAATGGAGGGTTCTTCTGTCGCTCTTCAATATTAGTAAAGTCAGAGAAAGCTTTCCCCCAATTGGCAAGCTGACCTGTCATTTGTTGTAAGTCTTTTCCTGCCCCAATAGCTGCTTTCAATCCCTTGAATGCACCTGTAGCCATTGCAACACAAGTTACTGGGTCCATTACTTTTCTCTTAGTGCTTGTTCTATACTATCTAGTTTATTAAAGATTGCCTTGACAGTGTCTTTTAGCTCTTTCATCTCTCTGTCGTAGGCTAGTCTGTTAGCCTCATACTGCGTCTGCAATACCGCAATATCTTTCTCGTTCTTTGTTGACTTCATAAACAGAAACCACACAATAAAAACTAATGGAGCAACAAGCCACTGCAGGATCATATCTAACATTTCATACACGACTTACACCCTATGGTTCTACAGGCCAATCATCATCTGTTAGGTTAGGCCAAGCATCTAGATCTGATATGTCTCTAAGTTCTTGTCGATAGGTAGACCAAGCTGTCTTATTCTCATTGCTTAAGGGACTGTCATTCATCTGTGTCCAATCAGTATCAGCTAGAAGTTTATTACGTGTAGTCCTGTGACCTTCTGCAGTCTTAGCGTCTAGTCCTGCTTGATATGCAGCTTCGTGTTGAGACTTTGTAGTAGTTGTCACATTACCATCATCGTCTTCTTCTGTCGTATCAGCAAACATATCCCTTGCTACGTACTTCTCAACCCAATTGCCGTTGCTGTCTTGCTCAACACCATCACGTACACTTGTTTGGTATGCACTTGTTGTAGCGGCAGGGCTTGCTAGTACAGCGTCTAGGTTAAGTGAGTCTAACGTTGCTGCTTTCCAGACACGAGGCAGAGACATATTAGGAAATGCTGCTCTCCATTCGCCTTGGCTCTTAACTTCGCCTGTTGTTCTTTCTCTGTATTCACCCATTTGATTGATCCTTTCATATGAGTTTGATTATGCGATTGCGTAGAAGATAAAGTTA